CTACATCAGTAGTAGTTGCAATGATTTCAAAATCTTGTTCTTTACGATAATCGTTATATCTAACAGCGGCATACATTTTACAGATAAATGCGTTTTATATAATAATAGTATAATATAATAAAAGTGTTTCAATTTTTTTTATTATAAATGGGCGTTTCAAATGAGAAAAGGTGTATATAAAAAACTATATACTAACAATAATGTTTATAGCATATTACGATAATCAACCACATAAGGGTTTGATTTCAAAGCACTTTGAATATCAGGTGTATTTCTATCCATTTGTATATTTGAATATAAAGTATTACCATTACCTGCAACACGACCCATATTTATTGGATCAGGTGATTGGTATGGCATTGTTCCAATAACAGCTCGTTCATTTTTCAACATATTATCACGTGATACTTGACGCATATTGATGTCTCCATTCATCAAAGACATATTACCTTGTACCATATAACCATCAATTGTACTAGATTTGATGTCATTATTACGTTGATTATAATCAGCCACATATGATTTTGGTTCTTTTGTTGCTGACGCAGCATTACCGGCGTAATAATAATCACTGGTTTCTTGACGATATGTATCTTTAGCTTGAACCGATGTACTTTGGTATGCACCACCCAATTGATTAGCATTTACATTCATATGGAATTTAGAGTTTTCCGTGGTTTCACGAATAGTAGGTGCGGGTCTATCTGCTGGATTGAAAATATAGGATTCTGGAACAGTTGTGCCAGGGTTTTGGTATGGTCGTAATGTTCCTAATATATTTTCTTTACGAGAAGGTCTTAAAATATCTAATAAAGGAGCTACTGCTGCACCTAGACTACCACTTACTAAACCAAAATAACTATCTTGTGCATTGGATGAACGATTATTTGGATAAGCCATTTTTGATTTTATTCCATAATCGGCATCACTAGCATAATTACGTCCGTTTGCATTAGCAACCATAAGAGGTACTTCACCTAATTGCTGATTATGTGAAGGCATATATTCACCAGGAACATAAGCCGCTGAATTTTGATATCCAGCTACACCAGAATATGATACTGCAGTTTCAGGCCGATTCACAAAACGTTCGATCGGAACAGCGCGCATTGTTTCTCCTTTATGAGCACCAGTGGTTGTAAAAAGACGACCAATATCATTAGGTCTATTTGTATTATGATTCGTAAAATCACGTTGATCTAATGCAAAACTTTGTTCTGGAAGATGTTTTTCCATAATACCCATTTGATCCATAGTAGCAATCGATTTAATAATACTGTTTGCTGGTCCTTCATGTCCATACAAACCTAAACCAGTCGCTTTTGGTTTATTATCAACACGTAATTGATCTGCCGTTTTATCTAACCATGCATCACGCATCATCATACCAGAATTAAAACCTCCAGAACCTTGTGTAGTATATCCTAAACCTAATCCAGGACCTACTATTTGTTCTTCGAATGGTTTTACGTTTGCCATACGCTGACTAGGATTAACACGAGATTGATAAAAATCACTTGCATTAGGAGCACCATTTGCCCATTGTAAATTGTCATGTGGTGAAAACATTGGCGCAACTTCTTTTTTTGTTATTATTTGAGAACCTGCACCAGAATAATTATCTAAAATACTCTCATTATTTGTTTCAGATACTTGACTTCTTAGACGACTTCCAAAATATGGAACCATATTGTTATGTTCAAAATAAGAACCATCTACTTTATCTCCAGTAAGTGAATAAAATTGTGGTTGACCACTGGTTTGTGTATTATTTAAATTAGTATTGAAATACTTATCTGTATATGTTCCTGCACCATTATCGTAACGATTTGCATTAGATAACTGTGATGTTTGGTCAGTTTCACCAGATACTATTGGATATTCTGTTGGATAGTTACGATTTGCAACATCTACATTTGGTAATTTACTTCGAGATGTAAATGCTTCATTCTTTTTTTTTTGATTGGATACAACATATAATAAACCTAATGCTACTCCAGGAATTGCAATTTCCATTTTTGTATATTATATAATTATAATAATGTTATATAATATTTTTAATGAATACGATTAACATAAAGTGTTTTTGGATCAAATCCACTACTACAATTTCCACCAACACATATTGATTCGCCTGTTAAATAATAATTAGCGCCATCATCAATAATCGGTATAGTAGGTTTAAAATAATCTTTTTCTAAAATACGTGTTTGAATGTTCTCATTAAATCCTTTTTCTAATCCATTCAACGGATTCAAAAATGGATTTTCCCATCTAGTTTGTTCTAAATCTTTATACATCCATGCAGGATGACTTGCACGACTTTCTTCTATGAATGGTTGCTGGCTATTATAAACATTTTCACCAGTTCTCGCTGCATATTGTTTGTAATCATTTTCATCTACTAAATCACGATTTAGAGGTCGTGTTAATCCAAACAAATCACTTTCCATATTGACAGTATTTGTTTTTAAATTTGCACCCCATTTTTGAAGACGTAATTGCGGATCTTCGTAAAATGGCATTCTATCTCCTGGTCCAGGTACATTCAACATATATCTTCCTACAAAACTACTTTCTTCTACTTGTTTTTTTATTCTAGCACTATCATCATGAAAACGTGTAAATGCCATTTTATATTATAGACTGAAAATATATTTAGTCAATAAATATAATTAGTTTTAAAATATTATTTATTATAAAAATTATTTATATATTTGAGAACATTTATATTAAATGCCTAAAATATGCTTGAATATGATTGTAAAGAACGAGAGTAAAATTATAACCAGATTATTGAAATCTGTATTACCAATTATTGATTTTTATTGTATCTGTGATACTGGTAGTACAGATGATACCATCGATATAATAACTGACTTTTTTAAAGAACATAATATCGATGGTAAAATAACATATGAACCATTCAAAGATTTTGCGCATAATCGGACTTATGCTTTACAACAATGTTCCGATATAAGTGCGGATTATTTACTTTTATTAGATGCTGATATGCTTTTAGATACTAGTAATATCCATAATATAAATGAATTCAAAAACTCTCTTATATCGGATGCTTATCATATTTTTCAAGGAACTGACCGTTTTTTTTATAAAAATATTCGAATAGTCAAAAACGATCCGTCTATTAGTTATTGGGGTGTAACACATGAATTCCTCAAATTACCGGATTCTTCAAAGGTTGGTTCTATTGAAATGTCGGTTTTATTTATTATTGATATTGGTGATGGTGGTTCGAAGACTGATAAATTTGAAAGAGATATTCGACTACTGAAAAACGGGTTAGAAGAAAATCCAAATGATGCTAGATATACTTTTTACTTGGCTAATAGTTATAGAGATATTGGAGAATATGAAAATGCAATTGAAACCTATAAAAAACGTATTGAAATAGGAGGTTGGATTGAAGAAATATGGCATTCTTATTTCTCTATTGGTATTTGTTATCGCAACATCAATGATAATTCAAATGCTATTTTTTATTGGATGGAAGCATATGAAAAATTTCCAGAAAGAGTTGAGAACCTATATGAAATAATAAAATATTATAGAGAAAAAGGTAATAATAAACTAGCAAATATGTTTTATGAGTTAGCTGATTACCAAATAAAGAAAAAAACAAATTATGATCATTTGTTTTTACAAAAGGACGTTTATGACTACAAAATCGACTATGAATATACTATTTTTGGATATTATTATAACAGATACAATACTGATATTAGAGATGTTTGTATGAAAGTTCTTGTTAATTATATACCGAATCATACATATGATAACATTTTGTCAAATTATAAATTTTATTCGAGAACATTGGAATCAAAAGAAATAAATGTTTATAATTTGGATATTTTGAATAGTATTGGAAATACATTGAAAATAGATAGAACTATATTTAATGCAAGTACACCCTCTATATGTATAAATAATAAAAAGGAAATGATAGTTTGTCGCAGGTTTGTAAATTATAAGATCGGAGAACATGGAGAATATATTAATCAAAATACTATTAAAACTATCAATGTTATTGCAATAATAAATATCGATTCCGATAAATGGAATAAAAAGAAAGAATTCGAATTGAAATATGATACCATATATGATGATTATTATGTAGGAATAGAGGATATTCGTCTTTTTATACATAACGATGTATTGTATTTCGCCGGTAACCGTTCTGTGAAACCACAAACCATGTGTATTGAATTCGGTAAAATCAATTTACTTTCACAGCAAACTGTTTCAACGATCGTAAAATGCGACAACCAAACACAAATAGAGAAAAATTGGGTTTTATTTAAAGATTCAACGAATCAAATGAAAATGATATATAATTGGTATCCATTGACTGTTGGTTCTCATGGTGATCATCCGGATTCATTAGTGGACGAAAAAAATAAACCAAATACATTTTTAACTATTACACATGAGATCGATACTCTGCCTTTTTTTAAAAATGTTCGTGGATCAACGAATGGTATCAATATTGGAAACGAAATATGGTTTATATGTCATATAGTTAGTTATGAGAGTCGTAGGCATTATTATCATGTTATTGTTGTAATAGATGATAGTAGTTATGAAGTAAAACGATTTACAAAAATGTTTACATTTGAAAACGAAAAAGTAGAATATACATTAGGGTTTGAGTATTTTCAAGAAAAACAACAATTTATGATTGGTTATAGTACAATGGATAAAACTACAAAATATATATTGGTAGATGAATCGTCAATAGATGAATTGTTTTATCAATGATTTCGTTTTTTTTCTAGTGATTTTTGTTTTTCGCTTTCTTTTATTGGTTTTTGATTTTCGTTTTCCGCCTGTTTTTTTAGTTAGATTTTCAATTCTGTTTTTAATTTTAGGATCATTAGTATTTTCAAGTGTTTTTTCATCTATAAGTAAATCAAACCGCATAGGTTTTTTGCAACTTTTAAGATTACCTAATCCAAATAATAATTTTTCTGGTTTATATTGAGGTGGTATACAATTATTATTATTAACTGGAATTTTATCAATAGTTTCAATATCGCATGTATCATGACCACTATCACGCGCTGTATAATTTCCACCAGAAGCTTCACAATCATTTTTATTTATTTTTTTGTTTATATCACTAATATTTTTCCAAAATTTTTTTTCATTTTCTTCAGCCTTGTTTTGTTTATATATTATTGTTTCAAAAGTACTTTTTTCAGTCATATTTATATTATTGATATATTTTATTTACACATCATTTTTTATAGCATTTTTACATGCTTCACCAAATGTTCGTCGATGCCATTGTGTAATACCATGTTCTCGAATTCCATCTAAATGTTTTTTTGTTCCATATCCCATATTTGAATCTAAACCATATCGATCAATCAATATCGGATATTCTTTACATAGATCCAATACATAATTATCACGAGCGGTTTTTGCTAATATGCTAGCAGCAGCAATACCCATATATTTTGCATCACCTTGTTCTATTGTAACATAGGAGATTTCATGTATAGTTTCATCGGTATTATCAAATGCACGATACGGTGTAAAATAGTTTCCATCAATCACTGCCATACATTTATCAAATGTAACGAAATTATTGATTATTTTTAATTTTTCTATAATATTTCGAATGCATTCATGCATACCTTGCATAACTGCTTTTAATATATTGATCTCGTCGATTACTTCTGAATCTATGTATGCAACATGCCATGCTAATGCATTGGTTTTAATATATTCTGCAACTTCATTTAATTTTTTTTTTGATGAGAATTTTTTACTATCTTTTATATCTTTACCATCGAATAATTCTGGTTCTTTAGGTAAAACTACACATGCAATATAAACACGTCCAAATAAACATCCTCGCCCTGCTTCATCTATTGATAGCTCAAACTGTATTGTTTCATTATAAAAGCGTGTTAATAATACAGGAAGAGCTCTTTTTCGTTTTACAGATATTTCAGTCATCGATCGATTGATTATTATAAAATATAAATATTTAAATTCAATTTTATTATTTACCATGATTATTTTTCGATGTATAATTTATACTCATGAACTCAATAAAATTAACACCATTTATTTTATTTTTATTTTTATTAATAATTTTAGTAATATCGAGTTTATTTGGAAAAAAACTTATGGTAGAAGAAGATTTTGAAGAGCAATTTCAAGAAGGAATGACTACTACATCTTTAAATAGTGTTTTATTATCAACATATTCATTCGATAACAAAGTTTGGAACTTGTATGATAATATATATTTTGATGATAGAAATGGTAATTTAATAGAAGTAAATACTATTGAAAATATTAGCGGTAATGTAACAACTTCATCTGTTAGAACCATAGTTACATTAAGAAGTGATTATTCAAGTAAAATTAATATTAGTTCAACCGAAATAACACAAAATGTACAATCTAGTACAATAAATGAAATAATGCCAAAATACAAATCTGCTTATTATCCTTCTCAAATAAATAATTACCATGTTTTTTATATGCCATGGAATAAAGATACTTATATGCATGTTATAAATAATAATTCAAAAACACAATTAGCAACATTTTTATTTAGTCCTGGAAGTGAAACAAAAAAATACTACTATTCACCTCCAATGGAAATTGATCTTAAAAATTATATAACTGATAATAGCAGTGATAATAACAAAATGGTGATAGAACCTTTATATGATAATATAAAAAATATTTTTCAATTGAGTCAATATGTTAAATATGATATAATTAATAGTAATATAATAATCACTAAAGAACCGACAAAAACATTATTAGTATACGATATTAATAAAACAATGTATACAATCAATTCTAGTAATAATAATAATTATGAAATTTCTAAAAAATTAAGACCAATAGTAAATGGGTTTTCATTTACAATCGTCGACGATTTAGGACAAAATATTGTATTATGTATTCCAAATAATAATAAAACATTGGTTGCATTGTTTGGTTATTCAGATACCACTAAGAATTCAATTATATTGAAAAGCGTTTGCCGATTTAATGAATATGGTTTAGATGATGGTAACCAAACACCAAATAATGTAATTGCTGATTATTATAAATTATTTTGGAATTCAACTGGTAATAATAATAATAATAATAATAATATTAATAATGATTATATTTTGAAAACACAAATAGTTCCACCTGTATGTCCAACTTGTCCTACATGTCCATCAACTGGAACATGTACTAATTGTGGTGGCACTGGTGGATCAGGTACATTATCAACAAGAGGTAATACTGTTGTTACTGGAAATACAACTGGCACAAATCAAAATTATTCAAGACTAGGAAGTGGAACAGTTGAAACAAATGCAAACCCTGATACTATTGGTGGTTCATTGACATTAAGTCAATATGATTTGACTGCTACAGTTGAAGATGTTGCAAAAACTGGGGCAGGCGTAGTAACTGGTGTAGCTGGTACAATTGGAGGTGTTGCAAACAATTTAATAAGTACTACAGGTTCTGTTTTAAAACCAAATCAAATGGGGGGTATACAAAATAATTACCCTAATGCAGTAAATCAACGATCAACCCCAGGTTATACCCCACCTGGATTAGGAACAAATAATCAATATTCTGATCCTTATTCATACTATGGGCAATTACCACCTAAAGGAAAAACTAATTATGTTCCAGTAACTGCTGATTTCAGTAGATTTGGACGTTAATCAAAAGTAAATAATATTTTCGTTTATAATAAAATATTATTTAATGTTCATTATATAAAAGGTTCTCTATAATTCTATAAGATGCAAAATATAAATAAAATATTTGATAGAGAAAAAACAGCAAATGAAATAAAACAAATACTATTATCATTCGATTCTGAATCTAAAAATGTTAATTACAAAAAAGGTATTTATATATATGGTTCACCAGGTTGCGGCAAAACTTATTTTGTAAAAAATATTTTGAAAGAATTGAATTACGATATTATTAACTATGATGCTGGTGATGTAAGAAACAAAGCCCTTATTGATAATATAACAAGTAATAATATATCAAATCGAAATGTTCTCGATATGATGATAAAAAAAACAAAAAAAATAGTTATATTAATGGATGAAATTGATGGTATGAATAATGGAGATAAAGGAGGAATAACTGCTTTGATTAAAATTATACGTCAAAAGAAGACAAAAAAACAGCGTCTTGAAAACATGACTATGAATCCTATAATATGCATTGGTAATTATTATGTTGATAAAAAAATAAAGGAATTAATGAAGGTTTGTAATACATTTGAATTAAAAACACCTACTGATGAACAAATGGGAATTTTATTAAAAAATTCTATATCGTTTACGAATATAGATAATTATAAAAATACTATTTTGAATTATATACAAGGTGATATGCGTAAATTAGAATTTGTAAAAAGTTTTTTAACAAAAAAACCTGATATATTGACGAAAGAATATATTGAAACTATATTTCATAGAAAATCATATAACGAAGATTCAAAAAAAATAACGCTTTCGCTTATAAACCAACAATTGAAAATGGAAGAACATAATCGTTTTATGAACGAAACTGACCGCACTATCGTAGCTCTTCTATGGCATGAAAATATTGTAGATGCTATTTCAAATAAAACGAATAAATTATCAATACCATTTTATTTGAAAATATTGAATAATATGTGTTTTGCTGATTATATAGATCGTATTACATTTCAAAGTCAAATTTGGCAATTTAATGAAATGAGTTCTCTAATTAAGACGTTTCATAACAACAAAATGTACCATGATACTTTTCCAGAAAATAAAAATATATTTAATAATGAAATCCGATTTACGAAAGTTCTTACAAAATATTCGACCGAATATAATAATATGTTATTTATTTATAATTTATCACAACAATTGGAAATGGACAAAAAGGATATTTTTACATTATTTCAAGAGTTGAGATTATTTTATGGTTGTGATTTTTGTAATAATAATGAAATATTAAATGAAATAGAAAAAATATTTGAAAATTATAATATTACAAAGTTAGACATAAAACGGTTGTATCGTTATTTAGATAAAAACGTTAAAAAAGATGCATTAGTTACCGATGATTTATTAGAAGAGGATGAATAGTGTGTATATAATAAATTTATTATTTATTATATATCTATTGACAATCAATATCAATTACTATTTCTGGATCACTTTTGTTTATAGTCTCTATAGGAATTCTCGTATATTCGGTGGTTTTATTTTTATTCTGGTTTTCATATTCACGTATCTTCTTTTTGAATTCCATAGTTTCTTTTGTTTTTTCTATTAATTGTTTTTGTAACATATTTATTATATTTTCAGCTTCTTTTAATTTTTCAACAATTGGTTGCATTTGTCGTAATTGTTCTTGCTGACTATTAATTATATTTACTACTTCAACATTAGTCAATTGAACTGGTTGTTCACCAGGTCGTTGTATAATAATCGGTTGATTATTTATTCTGTTCATTTCTTCTTGTACCATACGTTCTCTCTCATCTTCTATTTCTTTTATTTGTTTTAATACATCCGGTTTCATTTTAGCTTGACCAGGCTCATATGCATCTAATAAAGAATCTATATCTTTCATAAAAAATGATTTTATATTTGATTCGTGAGGTTTTCGAATAAACATATCCACTGTTTTTGGTGATTCCTTAAAATAATCCGGATGTGGATTTTTCAACATTTTTCGTTTATCAAATGTGTTATGTTCATGTGAAAAAACTAGAATCGCTTTCATCGGATCTAATTGTACAAAAGGAATAGTGTAGTCTTTTAAGAATGCTCTTTCTTCAGCTACTGCTGCGTGATCCTCATATCTAGTAAGATTCAATAATTCTTTTCGAAATGCAAATGTTCCAGCAGTTGCATGATTTGGTCCATAAGGTCCACATTGTATCATCGTTTGTATATGTTTAAAAAAAATATATATTTCACTTGATCCTGCACATAATGCTTTTTTATTTGATTCTAACCGTTCAACAGCGTGTGAAATACGTTCAGGTGGATAATAATCATCATCATCCATATAGACAATAATATCTCCTTTTACGTGTTTATGCATATAATTACGTTTTTCGCCAAGAGATACTTTTTTATCTATTTGAAAATAGCGAATATTGGGAATATTTGATGTTTCTATAAGATCCTTTATTTTATCAGTTCCATCGTCAACAATAATCCATTCGATGCGATTTTTAGGATAATCCTGATTACGAAAACATTCAAACATAATAGGAATAAAGGGTCGGCGATTGAATGTTGGTGTACAAACACTAACCATTGGTAAGTGGTTGTTTTTATTGTTTTTTGATTTTTTCATTATAATAGTATTAATATATTTTTTAAATCATTGAATAAATAAATACATATTTTATTTTTGGAAAATATTATTGGTAATAAATCAAATATTTACGAATTTTTTTACATATTCTTTCGCTACTATTGATAGTAATACAATTATTATCATAATATTTATAAAAATCAATGAATTTTTCAAATTTCCTGCACTTGGTGATATTAATTCACTATAACGTATAGAACATACTATGTATAATAATATAAAAGTGAAAATAAATAATTTATTATATATTATTTCTACAAATAGCATTATATAATCATAACCAAGAAAATTTAAAATACTTTTCAAAAAACTAGGATTATCACATACACTATCGGCACTTAAATTTTTTGTAACTTTTACATATTCATCTATTCTTTTGAATATATCCATATCAAATCCCATATAAAAAAATATTGCAACAAAAGTATAAATTAATATAAAACAAATTATAAAAAATAAAATAGCAGGTACTCCAAACATCATTCCTAATATTAATTTTAATAATCGATTGAATAAAAATAAACCAACGTCTAAAAAAATTGAAAATTTTGATGCATCTACTTTAATTGTAAGTGCTTTTTCAATTCCAGCTTTCAATAACGATACTAACCATAATCCAAATACATAAAAGTATATTAGCAATGAAAACCAACTAAATTTAAAATTAAGTGTATCAATTAAGAAATTTTTAAAAAAAACCGCAGAATATTTTATAAAGAATATCAAATTAATAAATATTAACGTAAAAATCAATGTTGTACTCAATACAGTTTTTGTATAATATGGTATATTAACAGTTATCAAATTATTAAAAGTTTCTAATACGCTAATAGAATATTCAAATACATATAAAAATAAATATAATATAGGATATTTTTCTGCTTCTTTGTTGAATCTTTCAAGTGTTATTTCTAATAATTTTATTTCTTCAACATCTTTATAATACATTATAAAATACATATTATACGTTATATATGCAGCTGCTAGAATAGATTCTGTCCATACTATATACTGTCTTATATGGTATATATTATCTGTTTTTGTTTTTTTATTAATAGATAATATTTTTTTATTAGATAATATTATTGCTACTTTTTCTGCAACAACTTGATTTATACGAATAAGATATTGGTATATTCTTTCAATAAAATCCACTAATGACAAAGTAGCCGCACCTTTTTTTCTTTTTTCATTAATGTTATCAATACCGTCATAATAACTATCTGGGAATCCTTCAATTATAGGTGTTTCTGAAACAAAAGGTTCAACATTGTTATCTTTATTAGTATTATCTAATGTCTCGAATGTTTCAATATTTTTATAATTATTTTTATGTTTTTTATTCTTTTTTATTTTTTTCAATTTGTAATTCATATTGATTACTTGAAAATTATTATCACTAAATTTATCCATTAATTATATTATTCTATATATATATTATAATATAATACTATACTAATCCACTAAAACTATCTTGAATATAACATTCCACAATTGCCACCTATAAATGATAAAATGTTATAACGCTCTTCATATAAAACTAAATTATAATTGTATTCAAATAAGCGCCAATTCATTTTTTGAATACCAATAGGGTTACCATTGCCGTCACAAATGATATCAACTGCTGAACTTATAGGATCAACTGGTGGAACATAAGTAGTTATTTCTAATTGTATATTTCTGAATTTACTTAAATTAATAGCACCTGATGGCTGATATTGAAAAGGATCTGTGTCTAAACAAAAATTATAACAATACAACCCATCTTTTGCAAATCCACGTGTTCTTGTATATTTTTCAATGTAATTAAAAATTCCACTTACTTGTGTATTTTCACGCCATTCACCATCCAATAATATACCCATCGTTTCCAAAATTTCTTTTTGATTTTCAGAATGAAAATCACCAGTAATCGTTATACCACTATTATATATATTACCGAAATTTGGATGAACGCCCATTCCATATTCAAAACTTGTTCCGGGTAATGGCACGTTTGGTGCTATAACTATATTTGATGGTAAATTACGATAAGGCCAATTTGTATAATTACTCCATTCATTACGTAAATTTACGTCATTACGTTGTAAATAAAACATCCAATTCGAAATCATACCATTTGAATTTACCTTTATACGTTTAGTTCCAGTAACATTTTCAAAGAAATAATTGAATACATCTTTTACTAAATATACCTGATCTTGTGAAGCAAATACTTTCGCCTCTTCTTTTGATAAAAAACAATATGTAGATATTAAATGTACGTCCGCATTCCATGTAGATACTGTGTTTGTATAATCATTTGTTTGTATTAATGCAGTAGGTGGGGTTTGTAAAAATCTATACATTTGAAATTGTGGTTGATTAAAGTCAGGTTGAATATATGGAAAATTATAATTTATATCAAATACATCTCGAACTTGGAAAAGTTCTTGTATTGGTCTTAAAATTACTGTTATTACTAATTCGTTATACTGTAAAGCAACTAAAGGAAAAGCACATGCACTATTCATTGTAAACCATGTATTTATAGGAATATATAATGTACGTCCGCGTATAGATGGTTCAGAACCTAATGGATTTGTAGTATACGAAGCAGATGGATATGAGTTATCTCTAGAGTATGCATTCGCTGGATCGTATAAATAGGTGACGTTACCAGACATTTCATTGAATAATTTCTTTTTTTCTTCTGAAAAATCACGTTCTACCATTGTTGATAGATAATCACCAGTATATTTTTGTAAAGTCATTGAACCACAAGTAATCGAAATTTCACTTATCATTTGTGTTCCTATATCTTTTATCCATCGAAATCCATATGGAATCCATTGTTCATTTGTATCTTTTGTAGGTGGATATACTGGACTCCATATATCAGGTAATGTAACTACTAAATAAGTATCCATCAATAATTCTGCATATCTTTTTACTGTAAAAGTATATGTAGATGGTTCTGTTAAACGTAAATCTCTTGACCCATCATAATCTAATCTAAATTTTTGTAATCCAAAATTACTATATTTTGAATACGTTACTTTGAAGAAAGTTTTACTAGGATTTCCTGTTAAAAATATATTATTATTACCTACTGATATTATATTTAGTAATCCTCCAGCCATTATTATAATATATATTTATTTATTATATTTGTTTATATATAGAATATAATAATAACCATATATTATAAAAATGAATAATTATAAAAAATTTCTTATTGCTTTGATTATTATAATATTTAGTTATATCCTTTGGCGTCTCATAACTAAACGTAAACAAATACTTCAAAGTATAGAGCCGTTTAGTTTTAATATTATTCCAGATCCAGCTAGAAGTCAACTAAATAGTTTAAAAGATTCTACATTAAAAATCAATATCAATAATTTACCTAATGCATATTATAATTTACCTTTGATGGAAGTTTGCATTAAAGGATCTTATAATTCAGCATATACAGGTAAATATATTACAAATGATATGCTCATTTATCAATTATCTCGTGGATGTAGGTTTTTTGATTTTGAAGTATATTATATACAAAATCCTGATAGTGGCGTATATAGTCCACAAATAGGATATAGTATAGATGGTGGGTTTATTTCAATGGATAGTGAAAATAGTATTTTGTTAGATAATGTACTTTCAATGTTAGTATCAAATGCATTTACATCGCAAAATTCACCAAATAACAATGATCCACTTTTTATTAATTTACGTATAAAATCAAATAATAATGATATTTATAAAGCGGTTGCTACATCTATTGATTATTCTATAAAAGACAAATTATATAAGAATAAACTAACTAAAAATACACTTATGAAAAACCTAATGGGAAAAATAATATTATGCGTTGATAAAACTATCAATTACCAATATAAAGATTATACTAAATGTCCACAAAATTCTAAATCATGTTACGATTTAACAAAATATATCAATATTGAAAGTGGTAGTGAAGATATGAATTTAAATCGTTATGTAAACATATATAATCAACCGAATATACCTTTAATGATAAAAGATAATAATTTGAATACTAATGTAAAAACATTGAATCTTATTTTACCTGATGTATTACCAGAAAACGCACCAAATCCTGATATAAAATCACTTATAATGAACTATGGATTTCAAATAGTACCATTTAAGTTTTATCAAACTGGCGATGAATTATTTAAATATGAGTCGTTTTTCAATGATAATAAAGGTGGTATAGTACCTTTAAGTATAGCAATGATGTATTTCAAAAAGATAGAACAACAAAATTCATAATATTTTTATATATTTATTTTATTTAATATATATATATATATGCATTATAAAAATAAAAATAAATTTCATAATAAAATTTGTAACAATGACATGAGCTATGATGAATGTGAATTAGCTATTTTGAGACATTCGATAGAAGAAACCGAACAAATAAAAGGACAGAAAATAGTAGATAGTCCTGAAATACAAAAAATAATTGTTATTGTCGAAGATTTTATTATTCATAAAAAATTAGTATGTTATGGCGGAACTGCGATTAATAATATTTTACCAAAATATGCACAATTCTATAATAAAGATATAGAAATACCAGATTATGATTTTTATTCTTCGGATGCTTTAGACGATGCAAAAGAATTAGCAGATATTTATTATGCAGCTGGTTATAAAGATGTAGAAGCAAAAGCTGGTATTCATATGGGTACTTTTAAAGTTTTTGTCAATTTTATAGCTATTGCAGATATAACCTATATGCATAAAGAATTATATGATTCGATACAGAAAGAATCTATTTTGATAGCTGGAATACATTATGCTCCGCCCGATTTTTTAAGAATGTCAATGTATTTAGAATTATCTAGACCACATGGTGATGTATCCAGATGGGAGAAAGTTTTGAAACGATTGAATATATTGAATGAACATTATCCTATTAAAATAGGTAATAAATGTGAAAAAATAGATTTTAATAAAAAACAACATAATAACAACGAAAATGTATATTTTATTACAAGAGATAACCTTATTGATCAAGGTGTTATTTTTTTTGGTTCTTATGCTACAGATTTATATTCTAATCAAATATATAAAAATAAAGCTAAAAAAACATCTAATTTTGATGTTATTTTTGATAATCCAGAAAGATGCGCTTTGATTCTAAAAGAACAATTAGAAAGGAATGATATAAATAAAATAAAAATAATTAATCATCCTGCAATAGGTGAATTAATACCAGAACATGTCGAATTTTGTGTTGATAACATACCAATTGTTGTTATATATAAACCGATAGCATGTCATAATTATAATAAAATCGTTATTGGAAATAAAGAAATAAATATTGCATCTATTGACACTATTTTATCATTTTATTTGGTATTTTTATATGTAGATATGCCCTATTACAATAAAGATAGATTGGGATGTATAGCAAAATTTTTGTTTGAAATTCAACAAAAAAATAGGATTGAGCAACGTGGTATATTGAAACGATTTAGTATTGATTGTTACGGAAAACAGCCTACGTTAGATGTTATACGTTCTGAAAAAGCAGAAAAATTTAAAGAATTAAGTAATGATCGTAAAAGTAGAGAATATGAAATGTGGTTCTTGAAATATATACCAGATAAATTTCAAAATCGAAGTAATTATTCTAAATCAATAATAGATAATTATAAAAAAAAATCAAAAAAAATAGATGAAAATACATCACAGCAACAAGAAACAGAACAAGCACAAGAGAAGGAAGAGCAATTGATTTTAGACATTAAAAATACTATTGCTAGACAAAGAAAACGAAAAACTAGTAAAAAACCATCCAATATGTCTAATTTTATGAAGTTATTTCGTTCAAAACGTACTAATAAAACTAGAAAAATATAAATCAAATTTCTATTAAGAAATTGATTGTTTTGAATACTGAATAATAAATACCACCAAATAATATACTTTTTAATAATAATCCGTAAAAATTAAAATTACCGTCCGCATCATGTAACGATAAAAAACTAAATTTTTTGAATATCATTTTATTTATGATTGGTAATTGGAAAAAGAAAAATAAAATGGCAACAAAAATAGGTGTTTGAAATTCGGTTATGATATTATCTAATTGATTTTTTTCTTTCTTTCTTTGTTGGTATTCTTTATAGTTTTGTTCTGTCATATCTTCACTATCACGTACATAATCACTAGATATATTCGTTTTTGGTATATAATTTGGCTTTATTTCTACATCTTGTTGATACATAGTCATATCATGATGAATATCTCTTGATGGAATGCGTTGGTGAGATAATTGTTTTAATTCCATTTGTTGATCTTCGGATAAAAATTGTGTCTGTGGTGGTGGAGGAATATATGACTGTGATATCATTTGTTGGTTTTGTGAAATGATTGGTTGCTGTGGGGGTGGCATAATTGGATTTTGTGCTGAAATTCCATACGGATTAGGATGAACATTCATTGGAATATAATTTTGGTTTTGACTTTCATCAAATGATACTTTTTTTGTTTGTTGTGATTGCATCATATTCGGTATGGATGATGAATATTGCATATTATTATCTAAAGGTAAATCCGATATTCTAGTTATATTTTCCATTTTAACTATACAATAGTAAACTTCTAAATATTGTATAGTTTGACGAATTTTATTTACGGAGTTTTTTGACCGTTTTTCTTCTTGATTTAGGGGGTTTAGCTCGTTTATTTTTAGTTTTGGTTTTTTTAGTTTTACCACCCACATTTTTATTGATATCTTTTTTTATACCTATATAAAAATCATTTTCCCATTTATATATATTTAGTAATTTCATAATTTTTTCTTTTGTAAATTCTTTGTATTCATCATTGTCTTTTATTATATTTTCTTTTATATTTTTTAATATGTTATTTAATTGTCTTATCGATAATCTTTTAACATCACAATTTTTATCTGACATATATAATTTAGTAATATTTTTTTATACTTATATTATATAAATGAATTTTTTAAGATATTATGGATTGACTGATGAAGCAAAAAAAACTGAATTAAAAAGATTGACTGATTTGAAACAAAAAATAACTGAAGTAACTACTAAAGAAATTGAAGCACAAGCTAATCTTGCAAAATCTAAAAATGAAATAGATATAAAAGAAGCTGTTTTACAAAAAGCAATAATTGAAAAAAAAGAAGTTGAAAAATTAATAAATTCAGAAAAAGATATAGACGGAAAAATAGATTATTTAAACAAAAAAATATTAGCAAAGAAAGGTGGTGCAAAAACAAAAACAAAATACTCAAAGAAAAGAAACACAAAAAAGAAACACGCAAAGAAATAAATAATAAAATAAATACAATATTTTATTATTAACGATTGATTAAAATAATCCAGTATTAAATTTGTTATTAAGATCTGGTTCTACAACACCCACGACCCTTTTTGTAGAATCACACTTGTCTGCATGTACTGAATATTTATAACATTTATCACTATATTTAAACGTTTTACCCTCTATATCTCCAATGATTGGACCATTGAAAATAATACAATTTTTATCAGTACATACTTTTCTAAATAGACTTGCCAATCCTAAACCTAAAAATATCGAAATAATATTTCTTCCATATTCAGTATTCAATAATCTTTGGAAATTCATTTTATATTATACAAAGATAAAAACATTTATTAATTTTGTAAAGGTATTTTTGATATATCATTTTCATCTTTTGGGCATGTAACTTCTGTTTGTTTAAATGAAAAACATGTATCTGTTTTATCTTTATATTGTAATAAACTTGCATTTTCAGGTGTTGGATATACTAATATTTTTCTACTATCGGGCATTGTCATATAAACCGCAAACAAACCAAATACTAAACTAAAAAAAAATATTTTGAAATTAATATATTTTGTAATTCCTATGATTCCCATATATATTAGTATATAGATTTATTTCTTGGGTTTCTTCTTTTTCTTTTTGTTTCCTCCAGCGTTTCCATTTTTGTTTCCTTGTTCTTGCATCTCTTTTATTAAATCAGGATGAATAAACGATTTTTCTTGTTTATCTTCTCCTTCTAAACGAAATACAAATTCATTTGTTATATTTGTAGGATTCAAAGAATAATTAGCAGCTATTTTTTGTTGTTCTTCGACGCGTTTTCTAATTTCTTCTTTCTTTTTTTCAAAATCGGCTTGTTCTTTCATTTTTCTTTGTAACACACGAGCCTTCATTTTATCACGTGTTTCTTCCATCTTTGTTATTTTATTCAATGCATTCTTATTTATTCTTACATTATTACCCATTCCCATTTTTTTCGCCATTTCCTTGAACATTTTGCTTAAATCATCTCCGCCGCCCATATCTTTCATTTTTCCTAATAATCCTTGGGCCTCTTTCATCAATTCTTCACGTGATATCTCACCACTCTCCATTTTCGAATCTAATTTATTTCCTACTTTTTTCATTAATCCCATAAGTTTTGTTGGATCTTTCATTAAATGTTTTATAGCGTCTTGTGTATTTTTAATATTTTCACTACCATCTTCTAGTTCTGTTTTAAATTCTTCACTAATTTCTTCCGCCATCTCTTTCGCTAATTTACCTATTTTACCTTCAAATAATGTTTTTAAATGTTCATGAATATTTTTAATGTCTGGTAATCCACTCATTTTGGGAAAAGAACTTCTTGTATCGTCATCATCACCATCACCATCACCATCACCATCTTCTGTATCCGTTGTTGATTCCATGTTTTTAAAAATATTTTCAAACGCATTTTCCATATCTTTTTGCATTTTTTCCATGTTTGGCATCTCAATATCTGGATCTACTAAATTAGGGGCTTCTTCGTCGTCATCTCCGCTAGTCTTTCCAAAACTTTCTTCTAAATTTTTAAAAAAATCAGTCATACTATTCATGGTTTCTGCTAATTTGTCTTGTAAATCATTTTCGTCTATACCTTCAAATATATTACTAGTATCACCGAAATTCGTTTTATCTTTTATTGCACCAACAATACTAAATAATATTAACTGTAAGTACTTCCATATGGATTTTTTGGTATTTTCAGTAATATCTTCACAATTATATAATAAACGAAAATTTACATTTGGTAAAAAATTAACTTCTGTATCATCATCCATTTTGAAAATTGTATCGTTTTCATATAATATATCGAAAAAACGTGTAGGATATATTGTTAAAATATACCCAAAGAGTTCTCGTGTATCATCTTCAGAAATCTGTCCAGACCATTTCGACCATAAATAAGAATATTCTGGAAAAGTAGTTGTCAAATCTCTAGTAAAATCATTAATGATGGATTTGAAATTACTTGGAACTTCTTGAGTACTCATATTTTATAAATATGATATATTTTATTTATATAGTTTTGATGATTAATCAATAAAAAAACACATATATTTATATTTATACATTTATAATTATTTATAGATTTTGACTAAAACTACGCATTGTATTTAATAAACTCGGTGTCGAATAACATGATGTTATGTCGTTTGAAACTAAATAATTATCCAAATTATCTTCGTCTTCTATATCATCAGTAATTGTATTTAACAAACTAGGTTCTTCCAAAATAGTATTATCATCATCAAATTCATCTATAGTTCCAAAATGATTTGTTGCAATTGATCTCTTAAACATAGCAGTAGATACAGCATATTGTCTTTGTAAAAGTGGAGGTGTATCCATTTGTGGTAATCGGTTGTTTTTACTTCTTAGTAAGTTTTCATCATCATTCGATGTACTTCTAACATTATATGATTTCTGTCTACCTTGTGATGTTTGGCGATTATAAGTAAATTGCAAACCATTAATTGTTCCCATGTTCTGATATGTTACACTAATATCATCACATAATAGTTTCATAAACGGGTCATTTAAAAGATTATTATCACGCATATAAGTACGCATTTTTTTGAAAACTTCTTTCATCGTTATTTTTAATTGATAAAACTGACCGTTTTCTAAATTATTCGCTTTATACAAGATTTCTTGTACTTTTTGACGATATATATATTTGGTTAAATCGACTGCTTCTATTTGATTGGTATCCAAATCCACTAGATCAGGTATTTGATTAACCGTTTCTTGTATTTTTACTTCAGTATCGTCGATTTCTTTACCATATATATCTATTTCCATATTGTCGTTTTTATTCTTCTTTACTTGATATAATTTTTCAGTTTCACTTACTAGAACATTTATAAATAAATTGTCTTTCCATTCATTTGTCTCCCAATCATAAATAAGTCCACCGTCTACTTGTAATTCTACTTCTTTTAAAGCTGGATATAATAATTGATGCACTGATTCACCATAAACAAAACCAGTATTTTCCAAATCATCAACAAATTGATAATCCGCGTTATGGTGCTGGCTTATTTTTTTCATTAAATGACCATTATGATCCAAACCATATCCTACAAAAATATTATAAAACCTATTATCTACTAATTTTGATAATTTTTCAATATTAGATTCACCGATTGTAGGATGTCCATCTGTCATGAAAATATGTGCAATTTCATGTTCTGGGTTTTCTGTTGAATAATCATTGAGTGTTTTTTTTGCAGTTTCTAGTGCAAGTTCGATATTTGTAGAACTTTCTGCTTGAATATTCATTATTTTTGTGCATAATTCAGATACGTTTTCTTTTGTTATTTGTATATTTTCTATATCGACATCGACATCAGTATTGAATGATTGTACACGTATATAAATTTCAAGTTCTTGTTTTGATAAATAAGAAAGCATATTTTTAAAAGTTTGTTTTAAATATTGCATTTTTGTACTATTTTTTGAATGTTCATCCATAGAACCTGTTTTATCGATTGTAAATAATATAAAAAGGTTTTTTTTTGTTATTTCTGTTTTTTTTATTTTTATGCGAAGAATACCGAAATCTTCGGATTCAGATACAATTGGAAATGGTAAATCACCATTTTTATTGTGAAATTCAATAAAAGCGTTTTCAATAAAGTTAGACATTGTTACAATAAAAATTGTTATAAGATACTGTATTTATTTGTGATTTTTTGTTTTCAATTTTTTATGGTTTGGAGAACGTGTATTATAATAGTTATTTACACATTTTTCTCATTCAAAACGCCCATTTTATACCAGTGAAGATTTGAAACCACACCCCGTAGGACTGCATGGTTCAAACTGTAACTAGTAACTTAGTTGAAGTTTCATCCGCTGTATGGATTGAATTCTTCAACGGTTTAAAATGGTGTCACATTTGAATTCTTAAACGGTGTAAAAAATTGAATACAAATACATAAATAAAAACAATCATAAATACATAATATGACAAAAACCGTCGAAATTTATATACCAAGAATTTTAGGTAAAATAAAACAAAATGATATCATCGAAATATTTTATAATTATGGTATTGGTAATATAACATATATCGATATGCATTATAAAGTAAATGAAAATAAAAAACCGTATTATTTTGCATTTCTAAGTATTGATCTATATGATACTGACTTTGCAAATTATATTTATTATAAAATAATTTATGAAGATATTTTCAAGTTCAATTATGATAAAAAAAGCAATAATTATTGGGAATTAAAAAAACATGTTCCGATTGATAAACGCACAAAAAACAAAAATGAAACCAAAAACCAGACATGTATCAACGAAATTTCTCTCTATTCTATTAACTATACAGACGCATTCGATAGGGAAACTTTAGAGGAAGAATTTGAAGTATTACAAAGAGAAATATATAGTATTTGTTGTCAATAAAAAATATTCAATATTATATATTATATTTTGTAAATGAGCCATAATCATGCTTTCCAAATCGAAAAACTCCGCAATAATTTTGAGAACATTATTACTTTGAAAAAAGAAATAGCCAAGGTCAAAATGTTAGTTTCTGATAAACTTTCACAATTAAAACTTATTTATAATGAGTTGATTAAAACTAATAATAAAAAAATTTTTTTATTCTGTCTTGATTCATTCTATTTTCAATATAAAACATTTGCTATGGAAATGGAACATATAGATCGTTATCGTGCACTTATGAATAATAGAATGTATTGTGATTATTACAAATTATATAATTTGATTATTACACATATCAAAGATAATCGTGCTGATATGAATGTAGCCGAATTAGAACTAAAATCGTACCCAGCATATAAAGATTTAGAACCATTTCAAGAATATAAATTAGACGACATCAAAGAGATACATAATAATATTCTTTTTTTGATAAATCAATTATATGGTCAAACTCTTGATAAAAACGATACAATAGAACATTATAATGATAATCATAAAATTGGGTTCTCTATTTCTAATTTTTTAAACACTTTAGAATATGAAAATCGTCTATTGAGAGAACAAGTCGGACTTTATATAAACTACGTGTCTTTTTTCCATATTTCAGAAAGGAAACAATTGAATCGACTTTATTTGAGAATGCAGGAGTTTTATACTGAAATTGAAGAAAACATCAATATCAATCGTACTTTTTCCATTGATGACATTGGCGATGAAGATAAATTGAATCGTTTTTATATTATTGGTGAAGACGTTAAAATCGAACCTATTTTAGAAGATGTAGAATTTTTAGAAACAATTAAAAAGGAAAATATTTATGTAGAACCTCTTATTGAAATTGAAGACCCAAATAAAAGTATCGAGAACGTCGAAGATCCTTCGAAATTTGTAGAAAATCCTATGATACAAATAGAAAGTTCTCAACCAGAAAATATTAATGTATTTGATGGAATGACTAGTGAAATAAACCCGCCGCCACAAAATGAAACAGTTGAAACCAATGAAACTGTTGTAGAATCGTCTGAATAAATAACACAAACTGTAAATACAAATAATACAATTATTATTTGTATTCGTTCTAATTTATATTGATATTATATATATTTCAAAAGATGCCTAGTAAAGATATTGAAAAAAAAACAGAAAATAATATTGATTCTTTAGAAATTAAATCAACAAAACAAGCAGATAATAGTGATAATAATAGTACTACTGGATCAACTACTAGACCAGTTGAATGGTCACCAGAAAATGAATTGATTATGGTTGAATGGTGTGATGTTGCACAATGTTATAAATGGTTAAATGCTCGTTCTCATCAAAAATATTCACAACGAAATGCTTGGTTTACTATTCCTGCTATTGTTTTATCAACAATTAGTGGAACAGCGTCATTTGCACAAACGAGTCTTCCACTTGCGTATCAAACATTTTCCCCTATGGCAATAGGTGCTATTAATATTTTTATTGGTATTTTAACAACTGTACAACAATATTTGAAAATTTCTGAATTAAACGAAGCTCATCGTGTATCATCTATATCTTGGGATAAATTCGCACGTAATATACGTATTGAGTTAGCAAAACGTCCAGAAGAACGTATGGATGCAGGACATTTTTTGAAATTATGTAGACAAGAATTTGATCGTTTAATGGAAACTAGTCCAATAATACATGACGATATTATCAAAGAATTTAATTTTAAATTCCAAGGTAAACCTGGAAGTGCAGAACGAGAACGTTTTGAAAAATTAAAGAAACCTGATATATGTGACATAATAATCAGTGCAAATGAAACGCGCCATCATTGGTATTTAGAATTAGATAAGCAAAATAATACAAAGGACATTGACTTGATCAATGCTGAAGATGAAATAAAAACAAGAGATGAATTTATACGTCAACAACAGGAAAAATTATATGAAAAAGAAAATATTTTGAAACTAAAAGAAAATATTTTGAGACAAAAGGATGATTTAATCAAACAAAAGGATTTACATGAACAGGAACAAATTATGAAACAATTTGAGGAAATTGAATTATCAAATAAACAAATAGAAGAACATGAGAACATTTATAAAGAAAAAACTAAAAATATACTAGAATACGTCGAAAAATTTGAAAATATTTACCAACGAAAACCATTTGCAGAAGAAATTAATGATAATTTGAAAGAAGAAGTTGATGAAGAAGTTCTAATGAGATTTTTATTAAGTTATTATCCTGATGAAAACGTATAATCATTGTCTTTTGTAAAATTCATATATAATAATTATATATATGAATACTATATTTCTGTAAAATTATTTATTGACTTGACTGCCCAGTACTCACGGTTATCTTCGTAAAAACAATAAACATCATAATTTGGGCTTATTATTTCATTTTTTTCAATCAATGTTTCAACATCTACATCTTTATAATATTTTACAGAATCTATTTCTAATGCATAACGTTTGATTTTATTTATTTCATCTGTTGTAGTTGTATTATCTATAACAACACTTAACAATTCTTGTGTAAGACCTTTTTGAGAACCTTTTATAAATGGTTCTGATGTAAATAAATATACATAATCGAATAATGGATGGTTTATTTTTGGATTTATAACTGATAAGATGGGTGATTGTGATTTTATTGTATCATCTGTTTCGTAATAAAGATTTTTATATGTAGAACCGCCTTTTTGATTAATTGGATTTTTTACTGGTTGTTTTTGCAGTTGGTCAATCGGCGTTTCAATAGGGTTTGATTGTTCGTTTTTTTTTTCTTCAACCAGTGGTTCATCAGGTTGTACTTGGTCAGGTGGTTTTTGTTGAGCATTTATTTCATCAGGTTGTACTTGGTCAGGTTGTACATTTTCAGGTGGTTTTTGTTCAGCATTTATTTCATCAGGTTGTACTTGGTCAGGTGGTTTTTGTTCAGCATTTATTTCAACAGGTTGTACTTGGTCAGGTTGTACATTTTCAGGTGGTTTTTGTTCAGCATTTATTTCAACAGGTTGTACATTTTCAGGTGGTTTTTGTTCAGCATTTATTTCATCAGGTTTTACTTGGTCAGGTGGTTTTTGTTCAGCATTTATTTCATCAGGTTTTACTTGGTCAGGTGGTTTTTGTTCAGCATTTATTTCATCAGGTTTTACTAGGTCAGGTTTTACTTGGTCATTATTTTCTATAGGTTTATTCTCTATTTTTTTTTCAATAAATGGTGACGTTGTCTGCACTATGTCAGATTTTTCTTGTATATAATTGTTGTTAGTTACTATAATAATTGGTTTTTCTTCTACAATCGTATTAATTGGCTCAATTTGAACTTCATTATCTTCAGTATCAAGATCTTCATCAACACATAAATATACTAATTTAGGTACAAAAATTTCTTTATTATTATAATCATAAATATTTTTTAAAAGTGGAGAACTTTCAAATAAATCAATTATTTTTTTATCAATAGATGTTTCAAAAATTTTTTTTTTATTAATAATTTCATCAATAATTCCAATAAAATAACCATTTTTATTATTATTATGAATGTTCTCTAAAATAGTAATATTAGTTACATCAAAAACAACATACAATATATCGTCTTTTTCAATAAATCCTAAATATCGCTGTTTCAATACATCATCTGTTAAAAATACAATCTCTTGTGCAAATTTCGAACATTGATTAAAAAATTCCATTTCAACTTCATCGCACATAGTTTCGATTTCAGTTTCGTCATCATAATCTTCACTTGTAAGAGAATTCATTTTTTGGAATGGTGTAGTATTTTCTATATTTATTTTCCTTTCGTTCTCTTTTCTATATAAATTAGCAAGAATATCCATTTGTAATTCTTTTTTTGGAAATGAAAATTCACCTGTTTGATTATCAAACAAAAATTCTAAAAAAGGTGTTTTTAGTTCTTCATTAATATTAAAAAAACATAATGAAATCGTGTATTTTTTCATTTCTAAAATTTCGCGTTCTCTGTCCAAACAAAATTCTTTTGATAAAATATCGTTGTCTAAATACTTGTAATCACTTTTTTGTTCACTTTTTGGTTCGGTTTTTTCTTCAGTGATAGTTTTTTCTATTACAGGCATTTCTATAAAACTATCCAATTCACTTTCATTTTTTGAGTTGTTTTCTATAGAAATTTGTTCATTCAAAAAATTACTAATAATATATTGTCTCAATAATTCGTTGTTAAATGACATCTATATATATGTCATATATATTAGTGTTTATACAAGTTTGAAAAATTTATTTTATAAAAAATTGATTTAAACAAATAACCATTATTAATATATAAACGATACTCTTATCTAATACACGTTAAAAAGCTTTAAACAAATAAAATGCAATACGAAGACGACACCTTCCATCCAAGTAATAATGATTTTGATGATTACCAAAACGTAGGTTTATCCGATGATTTTAGTGAATCAATGTCATTCACAACTGTTAATTCAAACCGTAAAAAAACAAAAAAAGACGATATTAAAAATCAAGATAAAGGATATCATAATATTAAAATACCATATGGTCACAAACAGATCGAAATCGAATTTTATTCAACACCTACTACACCAGGAAAACCAATACGTGATGCTATAACTGGTTCTAAGATGACTAAACACTTAGTTGGTAGCAAAGATGAAGAATTCTACTTCAAAGTTGGTTTGGCTACTGGGCAATTAAAAAACGACGAAGGACATGTTTTATTTTTCGATAATCCAGAACAATTTGAACGACTTATGCGATGTACAGTTTCTCAAGAAATAAAACAAAAATGGACGGATAAATGTATTGAAGCTCGTTTAAGAAAATATGAATATTAGTAAATAAAAAAGTATAAAAATATAATATTATATAAAATAAATGTTTTGGCAAACCTTTTTTTTTAGTTTCATTTTTAATAATAAAAGCATTATAAAAAATAAACTAAGTTCTATGTTAGCATCAGATACATTGCCAGATTCTATTGATATTTTTAATACTACTACTAATTTAGAAACAATAAACCATATTTTTTATCCAAAAATGTTCAAAACATATTCTGGTTATGATTTACGGTATAATGATAGTGATTATAATATTTCATCCATTTATCATATTTCACGATATTTTCGTATATTAGAAATATTAAGGGTAATTGAAAGTAATACAGTGTCTGTAAACAATAAATTAGAAATTATTGAACAATATAATGATGATTTGGTAACAAAATATATGCCAAATATAAATGCAAATAATTTAATGAATGATTGGTAATATATAAAAATATCATTATAATATAAATAATATTATAATGAATCAAGAACATATTCCTGTATTAGCATATGCTTTTATTGGTATAACATCTTTAGTTTTAGCTTATGCTACATTTTTAGATAAAACTTCTGATAATGAGACTGATAATAAAAGCGCTACATCTATGTTGCCTGATATATTTTCAAAAACACCTTTTCCAGAAATTCCAACGAATGAAAATCCAAAATCTGAGAGTGCAAACCCTCCACCAAATAATGATTTAGAACAAAAACCAGCAGTTGGTGGAAAAACGAAACGACGCAAGAAAAAACGTAATAATACAAAGCGTAAGAAATAATAAATTTATTTTTTACCAGTTACTCGATCAACTACTTTATTAAATAATATATTTATTTGATTACTATCTGCTCCTACTACTCTATCATCTGGTATATAATTTAGATTACCCTTGTAATAAACTAATATTACCGGAATATCATTTACCATTTTTTTACTTTTCAAAAAACTATATAGATCCACACATTCATCTACATCTACAATTATACTTTGTACATTATTAGGCATCATATTCATTAATGTATGTACCTGATCTTCTATTATTTTACATGGTCCACACCAATTTGCACCAAACTTGATAATTACAGCACCTGGATTCGTTTGAAGTATTTGTACGAAATGATTTCGGTCTTCGATTACGGTTATTATTGGAAGCATTTTTAATATATATATATATATATATATATATTTATAGTGCATATTTTTATATTTTGTTTATGATAAAATATAAAAAATATGTTGATATATCATTATAATGACAACACCCACAAAAACACATAATTTAAATATTCATATGTATAAATTGAATGAAATATTAGACTTATTTGGTCTTTCATATGATATCAGTATCGAGGATCTGAAACGAGCAAAAAAAATCGTTCTAATGACGCATCCTGATAAATCGAAACTAAGTCCCGAATATTTTCTTTTTTATAAAAAAGCATTTGATATTATTGTACAATTTTATGAAAATCAAACAAAACAAAATCGCCCTGTTCCTAAAGAAGAAATTAAATATCAATCCATGAATACAAACGGTTATGATAAATCTAGCTCAAATAAAATTCGAAATACAATCAATGAAATGCCTACAAATGAATTTCAACAGAGATTCAATCAATTATTTGAAGAAAATATGTCATCAAGACCTGACGTTTCTAAAAATGACTGGTTCACAAAAGACGATAATATATATAAAGTGCCTGAAAATGTAAATTCTAAAAATATTGGCCAAGTATTCCAACGTTTCAAAGAAGAAAATTCCAACACAGTATTGGCTAAATATCGAGGAGTCGAATACATGAATACACATAGTGGTACTGGTTATTATGATGAAGAAGATAATGATCAATATGTTGCATGTGATGTATTCAGCAAGTTGAAATTCGATGATTTACGTAAAGTGCACAAAGATCAAACGATTTTTGCAGTAAGTGAAAATGATTATGAAAAAGTACCACAATTTTCATCAGTAGATCACTATGTTAGAGAACGCAGTAAAGTATCTATGACACCATTAGAAAAAAATCAAGCAGAGTTGATGCTGTCAGAACAAGAACGTCAATATCGTGAGACAATGATGAGAAGAGAACATGCTGCAAAATTGAAATCCATGGAATATGAACAAAAAAATAAAACTGTATTAGGTAATTTTATGAGATTAGGCAATTAACTTTTTTCGTTTGCTAATTTCAATTTGTCAAGATACCATTGTTTTTCCATATCTAGCATCAAAAAATCATAATTTGTATTTCTTTTTTCAATATCACTATAATTTTCATATTGCGTTACCGTAGGAGGAATAATCATATACCAAAAATCTTGCATTTGTAATCGATTCCAATAAATATCCAGAGCATATTCACGTTTATTGTTAGGATTTCTTAATAAATTCGCAGCACTTTCTTTAAAATTTATTAAAAGCGTATCATAATAATGTTTTTTTACTATATAACCAGTCGTTGTTTGATTGCGAAAAATCCTTGCTGCATATTCATATAATTGTTGATATGGTGGCACATTATTACCACCTATTATAACAACATCCCAAAGAATATCGTCGTTATTATAAAAGGATTCAATATTTTGTTTTAGTAATTCTGGGTTCAAAAAAGAAATGTCATCTTCACATATAAAAACTTGTTCCCAATCGCGAGTTTTTGCTAGTTCTATGCATTTGATATGACTCAAAGTACACCCTATAGCGCCATTTTGCATTTTTACTGCATTTACTCGTTCTGCATTAATACCCATTTTTTTGAATTCATTAAGCGCATGATTTAACCTATCTGTACGATGTTCCAAATTAATAAATAATGTGTTTTCAAATAGTTCCATTTGTATTATTATTGTTTATATTTTTATATTGATTTTCTGTTATTTCTTCTTGTTCAATAATATTTTTATATTTGAGAACATCAATTTCTTCTTGCATTTTATCCATTTTTTTGAAAAGATCACGTATTTGTTTTTTCAATATTTCGACTTCATTATCTTCCCAGGAAACTGATTTTTTCATATTTGAATCTTGAATATCAACAACAATGTTGTTTTTATTTTCTGGAACTACCTGTAAAGGTGCGTATTGTTTTAATTCATTTTCACGCATCTGTAAATGAGTTCTCAATACTTCGTCCATATTAGAAATCGGTTCATCATCTATTTTATCACGGAAATCAATTGTATCGGGTACTTTTTTTTCAATCATATCTTCATATTCTTTTTGACGAATAGCAAAGTTTTTGTTCATTAAATCACTTTTTGATATATTTTGTGGCAAGGTTTGTGGTAAATTTCGTTCTATATTTGGTGTATTATATTGCATTTCATTATATTTTGCTTTACTATTCGGTGGTTCTTTTGAAATAGTACTTAACATATATTTCAATGTTTCTTTGTTATAATGTTGTAATTTTTCGATAGTCAAGTTCTCGTATTTTATATTTTCATAAATGTAACCTATGCATGATTGAAACCAAACGGTTTTATTTTCAGATGATCTACTTGAAAAATATTCTGTAATCTTTGGATGTTTATTTATTATGTTCCATAATAATTTTTGATTCTCGGGATTCACATATAATGCCATTTATACAATAATATACACATGTATTTATATTATTGTATTTTTTATCTTGTTTTTATCTTTTTTTATCTTTTGTAGGTTTTCCTTTTATTTCTTTTAGATCTTTTATTTATTCTAGTTTTTTTAGATTTTTTCATAGTTTTACGATATCTACCACCCATTTGCTGTAATTTTGTAGGAATAAATTCGATTTTTTCTGGATGAACCAGAAAAAAATCATCGGGATTTTTGCCATTTTTTACATAACCAAACAAATTAGATAACTGATGGTCTACTTGATCAAAATTAGTAAAAGGTAATTCATCTGTATTTAGAACAGACTTTATGTTTCCAATATAATATCCCTTTCTATTATTGCTCTTACCAATATAAGGATATATTTTTAATGTTGTTGTTGTTTTTATTTTTTTATTTTCATTATCTTCTATAATCATTTCTAATATACATATATATATTATTTTATTAATAAACATTGAAAAATATATTTCTATATTTATTCATATAACTATCTGTTATTCGTTCTTTTTTAAAAAATTCGATTTTTTCTTTATAATTAGTAAAAACTTTCTTGTTATTGGGTTCATCTATTTTATTTGTCAACATTGTAACTATAAAAAATAACGAATACATACCACATTCATTATTTCCCATTTGATGTTCTACTGGATAATTTTCATGAAATTCGAGAACATTCGACATTGGTAATTCAGATGCCTGTTTTATTATATTATTAGCTAAACTTGCAATTTCTGGTTTTATTTTATCTCCTGCACTATCAAAATAAAATACAAATTTATCTTCTAAATCTACAAACATAGATACCCAATGAGAACCTCCTTGATCATGTCTATCTAAATTGAAAACAATTCCTATTTTTGTTTTATCTTTATATTTTTTCATAAACCTAGTTAATGAAAACCCACATAAATCTTCCCAAACACACTGTCCATTCATATCATCTGGACGCGAATCAAAATCTATTGGTGTAGGACCTATTATTTTGAAATTTTTATATGTTTTTTCATATTGACGGAGAACATCCAATATATCAAAATTTGATAACCATGCACTACGATTTTTCTTCCATTCTTTTGGTTGATATGGTGCAAATAAATGGTTCAATAGTTTATTTTTAATATTTTCATCTTTTAATTCTTTTAACCAGCAATCTTCCTTATTACATCTTGATAAACGCTGTTTTAATTCATTCCATATATCTACAGGATTAGTTTTTGTTATTTTGGATGAAGGATTATATTCATTATATGTATTCTTTATAAGATTCAAAACATCCGGTGTAAAGCAACTATCTTTTATAGGTATTTTATTTTTTACTGCCGGATTACAATTCATTTTCATAAATTTTTTTGTTTTATTGTATTTTTTTGTTTTATTGTATTTTTTTGTTTTATTGTGTTTTTTGTTATATTTTTTCATATATAATATCTCTATAAAATAATCATAATTGTTTGTTATTTACTAGAAACATGTCTACACCGAATTTTGATATATCTTTTACGGATTTTTTTACTACTTGTTCTCCACTCCAATATGATTTCATCTGACATGATGATGTTTGAATAGATTCATATATTGTTCCAAACATAACGTCTTCTTCTTCGCATGTTTCTAAATTGTTCTCTATTTCTTTATGTTTCAAATATCTAATAATTATTTTTGTATACGCATCAAATATTTCATTGATCTCGGTGGTTATTTGTAAGTTTGGGTTCTCTAATAAATCATCAGTCATTGTTAAAATAGTACCTCTATATTTTTGAATATCCATATGATGTAATTGCATATCTGAATATTTCTTAGGGTCAGTTTTTTCTAGATACTTTTTATAATTATTTTTATTCATAAATAGTTCAAGAGTCAATTTATCTATTTCATTTTGTTTATTGTTTTCTTCCATCATTAATTTATACTTATATAATATATTTATTTTTATAACTTATGTCGCATACAAAAAGTGATACTGATAGTGATACTGATAGTGATAGTGAATCTACTGAATCTGATATAGAATCAGAAGATGAATATACTAAAACGTTTGAAGGACAGTTCTCACTAGAAGATTTAGAAAAAATGATAAAAGAAGACGGAATTATATCATATGATCCTATGTGTATAAGAAAAAGGTCTAATTGGAGTACTGGTAATAATCAATATAAATTTGATAATCCTGAATTTTCACCAGAAAAACTACTAGAAGATATACAGGATCATTCACCCAAATTACATGTTTTATTAGATAAAATCGAAAAATTAGATAAAAAAGACATGCAAAAATACGGGAAAAAATTCAAACATTTCATCTTTTCAGATTTAAAATCTGGAACTTATGGTGCTAAATTAATAGCAGGTGCTTTGATTTCAAAGGGAATGAAACTCGGTTATTTATCTAAACAAAACCAAAATCCAAATTCTAATAAAAAATACGATAAAATAGAATTGTTCTCAAATGATGAATTATTAAAATCAAAAGGTAATAATTTTTATCTTTTGTCATCGGTCTCAGTTTATGATCAACCAATTACAACTACCATGAAAAAATCCATTTTAAAGAATTTCAATGAACGTCCTACAAATATATATGGTGATTTAGCTCGCATTATTGTCATGGATAGTGGTTTCAAAGAGGGTATTGATTTATTTGATATAAAATACATACATATATATGAACCTTCGGTTAATCCAGCCGATCAAAAACAAGTTATAGGGCGTGGTACACGTACATGCGGACAAAAAGGGTTAGAATTTCATCCAACCCGTGGTTGGCCTCTTTATGTATATGTATATGATTTGGCTATTCCAGAAAAAATAAGACCTAGTTTTTTAAATTCCAAAACTACTATGGATCTTTATTTGAAAGCCCTTAATATCGACGTAAGACTCTATCATTTTGCACATGAATTAGAAAAAACCGCTATTTATGGTTCTGTTGATTATGAATTAAATAGAAATATTCATATGTTCTCTATTGATCTAGATAATGATCTTGAAGAAGAACTACCAGAAGGAGCTGAATTTGTCTATGGTGGTCAACAAGATGGTGTTGGAAATTTCGATGGAATTGGTGGTGGTCCAAAACTTCGTATTATTTCAAAAGAACCCAAATATTTTATTGGTGAGACTAACCAATCACGACCAATGAACTTCGAAGAAATGCGTAATAACATACGTAACAACTATAGTGATTTTGCATGGGATGTTGTAAAAATGGAGAACTTATGTAAACAATCAGGTGGTGCTTCGGGTGAAGTAATAAAATATACACCAACCCAAGATTTTATACGAAATTATTTTACACCGATGAATCCAATCAAAGGCATGTTGCTATGGCATAGCGTGGGTACTGGCAAAACGTGCAGTGCTATTGCAGCGGCTACGAATACTTTTGAAAAACAAGGATATACAATTCTTTGGGTTACTAGAACTACTTTGAAAAATGATATCTGGAAAAATATGTTTGACCAAGTATGTAATGAAAGTATACGTAACTCTATTACACATAGTGGTTTAGAAATACCAAATGATCAAAATAAACGTATGCGACTTTTATCGAAATCATGGCGTATACGCCCAATGTCTTATAAACAGTTTAGTAATCTAGTTTCTAAACAAAACGCTTTTTATAAGTCATTGGTAAAACAAAATGGAGAACTTGATCCATTGAACAAAACACTTTTAATAATAGACGAAGCACATAAATTATATGGAGGAGGTGATTTATCTAGTATTGAACGCCCAGATATGAATGCTTTTCACCAAGCATTGATGAATTCATATCAATTATCTGGGCAAAATTCAGTTAAATTATTATTAATGACTGCTACGCCAATAACTGAAAATCCAATGGAATTGATACAATTGATGAATTTATGTAAACCAATCGATAAGCAATTACCAAATAATTTCGATGACTTTTCAACACGATATTTGGATGAAATTGGTGATTTTACAACGAAGGGGCGCGAATATTTTTTGGATGATATTGCAGGACATATAAGTTATTTGAATCGCGAAAAAGATGCTAGACAATTTTCACAACCAATAATAGAATATATTGATGTACCAATACCTAATATCTCACAGGCTGAAAAATTCGATAAAAAAATAGTACGTGAAATAATGAATCCAAATATAAATGATTTACAAAATGTAATTACTGAAAACAATAAGAAGATCGAAGGTGAATTAAGTGATTTAGATAAAAATAAATTTAATTTTCTTAAAAATGAAATATGCAGTGGGTTAGAAGGTAAATCGAAAACACAATGTGAAAAAATTGTAAATAATAATATTAAAATGTTAGTAAATGAGGCAAAGGCAGAAGTCAAGAAAATACGTGATGAAATTAAAGAAATGAAAGAACAAATTAAACAGAGAAATGCTGCCAAAAAAGAAGCTCTCGGAAACATAAAAATAAATATAGAAACATTGAATGATGAATACGAAAAATACAAAGGAACTACATTGTATTCAATTAAAAACAATTGTGGTACAAAAATTTCTGGAGATGTTCCTTTGAAAACATTGATAACCCAACATCCTATTATTATGCAATATGATAATGAAATAGACGAATATAATAATAAAATTCAACAATTACATGATAATTTAAAGATTGATATCAATATGTACAAACACAAAATCAATAATTTAAAGAACCTAATGAAAATGGATTTGAATGAATTAGAAAAAAGAGTAGTTTCTATGAACATTCACGATGCTCGTAAAACACAAAATGCTGTTATGAAAATTAAAAATAAAGATATGTCTATTATAGAGAACTCATTAAAAGAAGATATCAAGAGAACCCAGAAAAAGAAAGAAAAAAAATACAAAGTTGTACGTAAAACTATCAAAAACATGATAAAAGATGAAAAACAAAGAAAAAAAGAAATACAAAAAGAAGAAAAAAGATTATTAAAATTACAGCGACAACAGGAAGATCATGTTGAAGAAATTAAACATGAATTGTTACAAGGTTTAGTTCATAAATATAAAGGAAAAATTATGGATGATATGGTCGAATTAGATGAGCGAATGATGGAAAAAGAAATGGAGAAAGAAAATGCACGTAATGAAAAGGAAATCAAAAAACAAAAAAGAGAACGTGAAAAATTAAAAAAAGAGATTGAAAAAATATCAAAAAAACTAGAGAAAGAAAAAGAAAAGGAAAATAAAAGAAAACAACGTGATGAATTACGTGAAACAAAGAAACGAGAAAAAGTATTGAATGCAAATGCTAGGAAAACCAAAAAAAAAATATAATACATATTTTGAATTGTTTAGTAATAATTTTATCCATTTATAAAAAAATATCATGTGATAATATATATTACATAATGTCAGTTGGAAATAATTATCTTGTTCCTAAAACTACAGTAACTTTAACAAATACAACCAATTTGGGAGGACCATTTCAAGGATATTCACCACAACAAACTATAAATCATTTCAAAGATAGTAATATGGTAATGACTAGAAAAATACTTACTAAATCATGGAATGGTGCTGGTGCTGTTGGAGTTGATAATGGTCATGCGCGTATAGTTACACCATTTCGTGCAATTAATAATTTAGGTGATTTTTTGAGTAGAGTTAATTATGTATGCGGTGGCTCTAACCAAGTAAACAGAACATTTCCAGGTCGTCAAGGCCCTATTGGATCAATAATTTCAAAATGCGATGGTACTGGTGTAGAAGCCGGTTCTGGTAATGGCAGATTTGTTCCAGATTCATCTGATTATACTACATTCAAAAAGCAATCAGCTATTAATCAAAATTATAATGATTTGAAATTCGGTGGTGACCAACATAATGCTTCGTATGTTCCATTAATGGGTGTTCGCCGTTAATAATCACAAATATATTCTATGAATATAATATATATCTTATATTCATATGATTACTACTTTACAAGGTCCAATTATAAATAACATTAATAATGGTGAACTGAAATCTATTCGTGCTATGCCACAAAAAGACATTACCAGTGATAATGATAGTACGTTTGAAATGTCTAGAAGTATATATTCTCGTACATTTCCTACAAATGTTATAAATACACCGGTTGTTCATACAAATTTTATATGGCAAGCTAGACGTAATATTCAACAAATTACTAGTATTCCTACCGGTAATTCCAGTAATTATATGAATGGAAAAAAATGGTATGGTAATCGTGATGCATCACAAGTAACTACAAATAGACGTACTAGTCAAGTAGGTGTAGGAAGTTTGAATGCTACTAATAGCCCAATGGGGTTTACTACAAATATTGATATAAATACTACTAGGGATGCATTACGACGGGTTCGTGCAGGCGGTTCAGTCGCACCTGCAAAAAAAGGAGCTAATAGAAATAATGCTCCAGTACCAACATTTTCTCCCTCTTTACCAAATCTAAAAAATCATTTTGGAATAAAACAACCATATTTATTCCATTAATTTTTTTCGTTTATTAATATATAATGTACAAATATTTAGTCGAATTTTTAGGTACAGCTTTTTTTGTTTATATAATATTAGCTACCGGCAACCCTATTGCAATTGGTGCAGCATTGACCTTTGTTATTCTGTTAGTTAGTAATATATCAGGTGGACATATAAACCCAGCAGTTTCTATTACTATGGCTTCTGCTGGTAAATTACCAATAAATGATCTAGTTCCTTATTGTGTTTCACAAATTCTAGGTGGTTTAGTCGCTTTAGAAATTTACAAACGATGGAAACTATAAATATACTAATTTACATAAATAACGTAAAAATATTTATGTAAATTTACTTTGTTTTCTGTATCATTCGATAAAAAATAAATAATCCAACTACTGTTAATGAACCAATATAAAAAATATTTATTGGGTTTAATCTATTATCAGGTATAGTATTTTTTATAATATTGTTTTTTTTATTTTCATCGTCATAATCCATATCATTATCATAACGATCATTTTCCATTAATGCAATAAAATTATTTTTTTTGTATAAATCATTATTTATTTTTTTTATAATAACATTATCAGTATTATTTATGTCTAAATCATATTTATTTCTTGAATTTATATCTAAAGTATTTTGTACAGTATCATATCCTTCGATAATTTGATTTATTAGATCTACATCTAAATTGTCCATTTTTTTTTGAGGTAAATTATCTATTATCTTATAACTTATTTTTTCAGAATACATATTTATGATATATAAATATATGTATATACTTTTTCAATTAAATAAAATGGTATAAAGATATTTTCATTTTTTATAATAATGTGTGGTATATTTGCTTTATTAAATAATTATAATCATTTATCTGTTCCATTTATCGAAGAACAATTCCAAAAAGGAAAAAATAGAGGTCCAGAAAATTCAGTATTAAAAAATGTTATGATGCATGCGTTATTTGGTTTTCATAGACTTGCAATAAATGGACTAAATGATAATTCTAATCAACCTATTATCAATAATGATATTGCTATTATTTGTAATGGTGAAATTTATAATTATAAAGAATTATATAAATCTATGAATGTACTACCTAAAACAGATTCAGATTGTGAAGTCATTATTCATTTATATAAAAAATATGGTATTGAACATACTCTACAAATGTTAGATGGAGTTTTTTCATTTGTACTAATTGATTATCGTCTTGAAAATGCAGAATCTAAAATTTATGTTGCTAGAGATCCTTATGGGGTTAGACCATTATATTTTATGAAATCTAATACCATTGATATTAATTCAAATGTATATGCATTTGCAAGTGAAATGAAAATGATATCCGAAATAAAAAATAAATTAAATGAAAAAAATAATGAAAGTTTTGAAAAAAAAACTAATGATAAGAATCCAATTATTAATTATGAAATATATCAATTCCAACCTGGCACATATATGACATTTAATTTATCTTATAAGGCATGTTCTTATTGGGAACTAACTAATTTATTATCTTGTTATCATAAATCAGGGTTTACAACAAATATGTTTATCGATAAATCAATCGAATCATATATCGATATTTATAAAAATATACAAAAATATTTGGTAAATGCTGTTGAAAAACGTTGTTGCACTACAGAACGTCCTATTGCATGCCTTTTATCTGGTGGATTAGATAGTAGTTTGATTGCTTCTTTAGTAAATGACTATCATATAAAAAACAATTTAGCACCTATTGAAACATATAGTATTGGGTTAGAAGGTTCAGAAGATTTAAAACATGCCAAATTAGTTGCAGAACATTTGGGAACAAAACATACCGAAATAGTTTTGACAGAAAAGGATTTCTTAGATGCTATACCCGATGTAATATACGCAATTGAAAGTTATGATACAACTACTGTTCGAGCAAGTATTGGTAATTGGTTATTAGGAAAATATATTTCTGAACATAGTGACGCAAAAGTAATTTTCAATGGTGATGGATCGGATGAATTAGCTGGTGGTTATTTATACATGAATTATGCAGCGGATAATATTGATTTTGATAAAGAAACTCGTCGTTTATTAAATGATATCTATATGTTTGATGTGTTACGTTCTGATAAATCTATATCTTCACATGGTCTAGAACCTAGAACACCATTTTTAGATCGCTCATGGGTACAATATTATTTATCTATTCCTATTGAAATACGAAATCATAAAATAAATGATAAAATAGAAAAATATTTGATTCGCACTGCATTTAGCGGGGATTTTTATAAAAATTCACAAGGTAAACATCTTTTGCCAGATAAAGTATTATGGAGAAAAAAAGAAGCATTCAGTGATGGAGTTTCACAATATTCAAGATCACTTTATGAGATTATTCAAGAACATTGTAATAAAACATTTATTCAAAGTGAATTACCTCAATATACATTTATTAAACAATCAACGGAAATGTATGAGCATTTAGCTACATTATTATTTTCTCATTCATCAAATGAAAAAAATTTGTTGCCAAAAAACGCTGAACAATTTTATTATAGAAAAATATTTGAAACACATTATAAAGGAATGTCTAATATTTTACCTTATTTTTGGATGCCAAAGTTTGTAAATGCTACGGATGCTAGTGCTAGGACATTAGAAATATATGAAAAATAAAAACTGTTATTGATTTTATTATATATAATAATATCAATACCTATTAAACATGTTCATTTTTGAAGAGCCTTTCTAAAAATCGATCTTTCAGTCTGTCTTCATTCATATAAATATTTATGATCTCGGCGGGTGAATAAAAACCATCCTCGATACCTTCTAATTTTTCAATTTCGATGGTTTCATCAAACAAATGTTCATATATTTCTTTTATTATAGTTCGTGTTGCATATGATAATTCTAATGTTACGTCTATTCTTCCAGGTCTTATTAATGCAGGGTCTAAATCATGGTAATGATTGGATGAAATAATCATTATTCTACCAGGTGTCTCGCGAATACCATCCCAAATATTTAAAATATCATCTAATGTGATCGGTTCGTCTTCCAATAACATCTTTGGCAAATCTACAACTTTTTCTGTTGCCTTTTCTGTTGCAACAATTGTTTCTAATAAATCACCTACATTTACTTTGGATTTATTTGTTAGTTCTTCGAAATCTAATTTTTTTCCAAATCCAGTTATCGATTTATTTTTCTTTTTTTCTCTGTTTAAAACAATATCGCCAATACAATCGATATCTTCAAAAACAATTATTTTTTTATCAAAACCGATACTTCCTTTTTTATTATCGTAATTATAACGCTCTTCGAAAAATATACTATCCAATTGTTTTTTTGTTTTTATCAGTTTCAATGAGATCACAATAACATGACGATCTGTATAATTAGCAATTGCTTTTATTAACGACGTCTTACCTGTTCCTGGTGGCCCATGCATTCCTATTCCTATTGAATATGGTATTCCTTTATTGAAATACCAATCTTTGTTATTCAAAAAGAAGTCTATTTTCTTTATTAAAAGCGTCTTATCGTTAAAAAAAATATTATTAAATTGTCTTGTACTCGAAAATACATTCTCATCCCATAATTCATAACGATTTTCTTCATATTTCGCTTTGTTCAGTGTATAAATAAATCGCTTATTATCACGTAAATCATCAATAGTTGATAAATAGATATTTGTTATATCTTCAACAAATTCTTTTATGGTGTTGATATTGCTTTTGTATGAGAACAACTGAATATTTATTTTTTCAATTTTAACAACATTTTTATTTTTAGATTTCTTTTCTTCATCTTTTTCTTCATTGGAAATTTTAGTATATGCATATATTTGATGTTCTTTCGATATCAAAAAATTCGTATTTTGTATTACCATATAAATTCCCACATCTCTTTGATTTTTACTATTCGAATTATCAAATGAATATTCTTTGATGTGATTGATAGAACCATTATCAGATACATTTTGGATTATATGTAACCATAATGCTTTAAAACGATCACTAAACGTGTTTGTTTGATTTAAATTATTATCATAATATGTAGTAGATAACCCTATCTTACCTTCATATTCTACTATATTTTTTTTATAAAATACTTGTTCAAAATTTATTGTTTTTATATTTTCTATAAGATCATAAAGAGTTTTATTTATAAATTGCAACAAATATGTAGAAATAGTTAATACAATGGTTGTTACAAATGCATCTACAAATGGTACTCCTGATTTGAATTTATCGAATATAATCATGTTTAAGATATTACTAGACATTGATTTTATTTGTGTATCGATGGTTGGTAAAGTAAACATATTAAATATACATAAAAAATCTTTATGTATATTTAAAAATATATATTGGTAATTTTGGATCAGTGTGTGGGCTTATTTTAGATAGTATTTTCACTTTTATTTTTATGTAAAAAAATCTAAAAGTCAGCATTGAACTCGAAAATATCTTTATCGACGGTTTTATTTGCAAGAGCATATTCAGCATTGGTACGTTCAAAGAAATTGACCTTGGACTCGATACTAATCAATTCCATGAAATCAAATGGATTTTGTGAATTGTATATTTTATCATATCCTAACTGTAAACATAGACGATCAGCTACGAATTCAATATATTGTGTCATCAACTTTGTATTCATACCAATCATTCTACATGGAATGGCATCGGTGATAAATTCTTTTTCGATTTCGACTGCTTCTTGAATTATTTCATAAATGCGTTTTTTTGGTAATTTACGTTGTAATTTCGAGTACAATAATACAGCGAATTCTGTATGAAGGGCTTCGTCACGTGAAATGAGTTCGTTTGAAAATGTTAGTCCAGGCATCAATCCACGTTTCTTTATATGATAGATGTTAGCAAAAGAACTACTGAAGAAGACCCCTTCAATGACAGCAAACGCGACCAGCCTAGATGCAAAGGAACTTCGTTTATCTCCGATCCATTTTTTAGCCCAGTCGGCTTTTTTTTTAATGCATGGAAAATTTTCAATAGCATTAAATAACTTATGTTTCTCTTCTTCATCACGAATATATGTATCAATTAACAATGAATATGTTTCAGAATGTATGTTTTCCATAGCAATTTGGAAACCATAAAATGCACGAGCCTCTGAATTTTGTACATCATTCATAAATCTAGCTGCCAAATTCTCAAGAACTAAACCATCTGAACCTGCAAAAAATGCAATAATCATTTTGATGAAATGTTGTTCATCATTTGTAAGCGTTTTCCAGTCGTTTAGATCTTTTGATAAATCAATTTCTTCTGGACGCCAAAAGCAGTCAACTTGTTTTTTATACATTTCCCAAATATCATTATACTGGATTGGAAACATTACAAAGCGACTATCGTCTGGTTTCAACAGAGGTTCAATAAAAGCTGGCTCGGACATTATTTCTTCTAAATAATATAATAAGGATATTTTTATTTTGTTTTGATTTATTGTTTTCTATTTATCAAGTATTTTATAAAAAAAAATATTTATGTGAACGCAGCATAATAAATCAATTTTACAAAAATGCAATTTGTATTTATAAATATGTGAAAAATATTTATAAAAATTATCTTTTGTCATGTATATATGGTTGATCTTTGCAAATACAAAAACATTTTTGGTTCACCACGGACAGGCCTACGTAAATATCGTATATTCGATATTGCTTTACTCGATACTGTCGTAACAATAATATGCGCATATTTGATTGCATGGTTTTTTAATTGGACTTTCTGGAAAGTTTTAGTAATAGTTTTTATATCAGGCATTTTTGCACACCGTTTATTTTGTGTGCGAACAGGACTCGATAAGAAATTATTTCCAAATAATTAATTTTACAAAAATAAAATAACCAAATAATATAAAATGAATGCCAATTTCGATACTGACGTTCTAGAATATTCTAGAGATATAGGTGAACCAAAACCTGAGCATAAACGACGTAATCGTAAATCGAAGAAACAAAATGAAAAAGAAATTATGAACGATTACTATTCAGAATTTGCTAGAGATCGAGAACAGTCATTATCTAAACAACGTAAATTATATGAAAATATACAATATTTATCTCCACAAGAAAAATTAAAATTCGAAAACAAATTTACAATACCGAAAAATCATAGCCAAGACATCTATAATAATTTATTGAAGCAAAAAACGAAAAAAATCGTGGTCGCTACTGGTCCTGCTGGAACAGGTAAAACACTGTTTGCAACAGAATATGGTGTAAAAAACTTCTTACTGGGAGAATATGAAAAACTCATATTTACACGTCCATCAGTATCTGTAGATGAAGATCTTGGATATTTACCTGGCACTTTAGAAGAAAAGATGGCACCATGGGTTCGTCCAATATATGATATTTTGTATAATTTTATTAGCCCAAAAGAAGTAACCTATTTGATGGAAGAAAAAATAATTGAAATTTCACCATTAGGATATATGCGTGGAAGAACATTTAAAAATTGTTGGATTGTTGCAGACGAAATGCAAAATTCTTCCATATCACAAATGAAAATGTTATTAACTCGTTTAGGTGAAAATAGTCGTCTTATTATAACAGGTGATTTAGAACAATATGACCGTGCAAATGAATTGAATGGATTAGAAGATTTTTTACAAAAATTTCGAGGAAAGCGATCTTCTAGTATTACTAGTTTTGAATTTCAACGAAGTGATATACAACGTGAAGATGTTGTTAAAGAAGTTCTCGATATTTATGGTGGTGATATACCACCAGATTATCAATCAATAAATGATAATAACGATAATACAGATTATTGAATGTGTAAAATTTAGGCATATATAAAATATTTTCCAAATATAAAGTATATAAATGAATTCTGTTAAAAACTTTTTAAACAAAAGCATATCTAAAAGTTCTAGTAAAAATATGAATATGAATTCTATTTTGTATAATCAGGGTGTCTTATATATTTTTGTATTCATGGCAGTAATTAATTTGATGTTTTTTGCTAGTACTAACGATATACGTTCTCTATTAACACTATTGATTGTTGGGTTTTTAACATCTTTTTTTAGTAAAAATATGATTGTTATATTGTTTATATCACTTGTTTTTACACATATTTTGAAATATGGAACAGATATTAGTGAAGGTATGGCCGATAAAACAACCGATTCTACCGAAAATAAAGATGTAGTAGATAATTCTGGAAATACGATCGAAAACCCAACTACAAAAGAAAAAAAAAGTGAACCAATGAGTCAATTAGAACCCTCAGATTATAATAAAAAAAAAGGTGATGAGCCTAATGTTAAATCTTTACAGAAAGATTTTCAAGATTTTCAATCTGTACAAGAAAAAATTTTGAAAGGAATGAAGGAAATTGATCCACTATTAACAAAAGCGGAAAATTTCATTGAAAAATTTGAAAGATATAAAGATAGACAAGGTTTCAATCCTAATGAGGACGATGATTAAGTATATTGTTTTAATTTACAAAAAATTATTTATCTAATATATAACTAGATACATAAAATGGGATTAAATGCTGCACTTAAAATGATACCTATGGTAATAAAATTCATTATGACACTGCCACAAAGATTTGCTAATATTATGACTGGTCTCTTGAATATTTTTTTTGGTGTTGCAATATCATTAAAAGATGTGGGTGTAATTAGTGGCATTGTTCTTATTGATTTTTTTATATTTATGGAATATACATGGGAATTTGTAAGAACATACACAATATGTAGTTTATACTTTTTAAGTAATATGACGCGTTGTATATTTTATTATATAATAGATATATTTGGAATTTTATTATATCTACCTATTCGTTTAATACTATATATGGTTTATGTATTTGGTATCAATCTATATCCAATAGAAACTAAAGTTTGGGATGGATTAGAAAAATTAGATGTTTTCATATTTGGATATACTGGTATTCATATTATTCATTGGCCAAAAAGTATACGTGATCAATGTTATAATTGTAAACGTTTAAAAGTAAATATTTATTCTGGAAAAATAATGAATTTAGTAGATGACTTTACTATTAAAATACCTGCTATAATTATTAAAAGTATACCATATCTAAAAGCATCTCTCAATAATTTAATGCAAGTTTTTAGTTCTAACCCTAAAATGCCTAAACCATTGATTCCTAAAAGTCCGTTTTAATTTGACATAGAACAAATAATATTTTGATAATATATATAATATTATCAAAATGGGTAAGAAATGTATTCCTGGAATGTTTTGTATTGAAAATATGACTTTATTTTTATTAATTGTTATAATAATTTTACTAATATATTTGTGGTACACACAATTAGTAAAACCTATGAGAAATATAGAAAAAAGAGAGTCAAAAATAATAGTCGTCAATAATCCAAATGATACAATTCCTTTAGCATCTATTTCTACACGAAATAATCCATTAAATGACCCATATACACCTCCTTTGAAAAGTGATGGGATTTACTACCCTACTAATTCAATCGATATACGTGGAATACCATTGAAAGTACCAATCAATATAGAAACGCGCGGATTGAATATGGAATATCAACAAGTAGGAATTTTGACACGCTCTAATAATAGTAATGATATGATTTTACCTTTAATGGGAAGACGTAATTTAGCAGGTAGAGACAAATGGCAATATTATACTATTTCAAATACTGGAAATTTGAACACAAAATTACCTATCAGTGTAAATGGTAAAAGTTGTACTAGCGAGTATGGATGTGATCAAGTATATAATGGAGACATAGTATATGTAGAAGGATACAAGGATACATTTATTGCAACAATTTATGAAAACAATTTATTCCGATATCTACCATATTAGAAAATTTAGTATTAATTTTATAAAACTATATATTCGTATATTATAAGAATATATGTCTAATTTTAATCCATCAAATATACAGAAAGATCTATCAATTATAAACAATATATATAGTAAATCGATTGATATTTATTCATCTGATATTACTAATAATAATTCAAAAAATTATAAAATAGCATATGATAATGGTAGTGATACTAATTTTTATTATTCTAAAATAACACCTACTGATTATACGGCTAAAAATATTTATATATATGGCCTTCTTCATAATAATATTATTGGATTAACTGTATCTAATCATAACATTATTGGTGAATTAGTTATTGAACATACAAATAATTTTAATAAAGTTTATACTTGTTATTTATTACAGAAAAGTTCAAAACCTATTAATAAAATTTCTTCGAAATATAATACGTCTCCTCCTAAAAATATAGATGATATTATCAATTTTGTATTTAATTCTGATTCAAATATGTTAACTGGTCTAGTTCTTAATAATATTATTGGTGATTATAATAAAATACCATATATATATTATAAAGATACAACTAATCCAAATATTAATATTTTTATATATACAAAACCTATTATTATCAATAATACTGATAATATAAATTTTTTATCAAACCTATCGAGTAATACTAATTTATTTTCTATAAATGCACCGCTTCAACAAACTATGGTAAATGAATATTTTACAGATAATAATACAGAAGGATTTACTTTAATAGAAGGATTAAAAAATGATAATGATATATATATAGATTGTACACCAACCGGTGTATCTTCTAATGAAATAAAAACATATAATTTACCTATCAATAGTAGTCTTATTGGAGAAAAACAACAAATGGATTTTATAAATACAGCTATTAATTTTCTTTTATTTACTTTTGTAGTTTTTATAATCTATTTTACTATTCCATCTATTTATAAAAAAATAGTTATTGATAAAGTAAATAAAATGAATGGAATTGATATTCTAACAAGAATACGCAGTATTGATATATGGATATCTCTCTTTGTATTCATACTATGTTATATTTTATTCACAGATGGATTTGATAATAATAATGGTAATTCATTGATTTATGGTTTATTTGTTGTAATTATTTTTTGTGTTTCTGTTTCATTAATACAATCTAATAAATCAGATCCTACATATATGAAAACTATTATAAATGGATGTTCTCCAAAAGGAGAAATATATGATCCTGATGTTGATGTATCAAAGTATATCAAAATAACTGATATAATAGATACCTTAATTGCTGGAATCAAATTTTATTTTCTTGATGTTTTGAAATTGAATATTGCTTTATTTGTTATTTGTGCATTAATAACATTTTTTATATATTATTCTATATTGAATAAAACTAAACTTAATGATATGGTGAAACCGCTTAGTTTTATTGCTACTATGTTAATACCTATTAGTATTATAATAAAACTATATATATCATAATAAAATATACATAATAAATTATAAATACAAATATTTATTTATAATTTACTAATTAATCAAAGACGCTGATCCAACATTTTCAGCTACTGGTTTAAATGAACTTGGTGTATAAATACTCATATCACTTTTTCCAATTGGCGCCATCTTTTCTACTATTTCTTCTTCTAATGTTTCTGTTTTTGGCGGGTTCATACTCGCCATTTCTGCATCCTTCATTATTTGTGATGGTGTATATTGGAGTATAGCAGTTTTTCCAGTTAAATTAGAACTACGTCTTAATAATTCATATGCTACAAATACAAATATTACACCTAATATTGGATTTGTATAGAAAAATAAGAAAATTGCTATTAAAAATAATAGCAACATACCTAAAGACGATTCTATAAATCCTGCTAAAAATGATGGTGTTGATATTGGAAATACAACATAAATAATAAAACAACCCAATAATATCAATTCTAAATTAGTAAATGATTTCAATATTTTTGGAATTTCCATTTAAATATAATATATTATTATATTTTTTCCACCTTGAATTTATAATTTGAAAAATTGAAACATCCTAAATACTAATAACAATATATAAATACAATGAAACGTAATATACCTTTCTATATTAAAAAAAATAAACAAAAACATGCACAACATCCACCTGAACAAACAAAATTCATTTTGACTGATGAATACAAAACTAATATTCGAAATAATTCTTACTTAGGAAAAAAAGGTTATACAATTCCAAAATCGATCCTAGACAAAACAGATGAAGATGAAATACGTAAAGAATTATTTGTTAAACCTATATTGTTTGGTCCTACACAAGTCGATATGACAGCTTTTCCTGTTTTTCGCGAAAATGCCAATAAATACTATTTACCACGTTTTTACGGTATTCAACGTTATGGTGTGCCATCAAAAACTGAAATACAGAAGGGAGATGATATTTCGATTGAATTTGTTAAGCCATTACGTGATTATCAAAATGATATTATCGATGTTTATATGAAACATGTTTCAGTCGACTCGATAAATGGTAACGGTGGCATCTTGGAAGTGCCATGTGGACGAGGTAAAACTGTGATGGGTTTGAAAATAATATCACTTTTAAAAAAAAAGACACTGATATTGGTACATAAAGAATTCTTAATGAACCAATGGATTGAACGTATCACTGAATTTCTACCCGATGCAAAAGTCGGTAAAATTCAGGCACAAACATTCGATATAGAAGGCCGTGATATTGTCATCGGAATGATACAAACCCTCTATGACAAAGAATATCCAGCAAATACGTTTGATAGTTTCGGATTAACAATCATAGATGAGGTTCATCGTATAGGTAGTGAACAATTTTCGAGAACACTTTTTAAGACGATAACGCCATACATGTTGGGTATTTCTGCCACGGTCGAACGTAAAGACAAATTAACACGCGTTTTGTATATGTTTATCGGTGAAAAAATATATAGTGAAAAACGTGACAGTGACGACCTAGTATGTGTTCGCGGAATTGAATATAAAACAAACGATTCACAATTCAACGAGATTGAATTAGATTTTCGCGGTAATCCAAAATATAGTACAATGATTTCCAAACTATGTGAATATGGACCAAGGAGCGATTTCATTGTTCGCGTGATCGGTGACTTATTGAAGGAATCGGAAAATCAAATCATGATCTTATGCCATAATCGATCTCTTTTGACTTATTTGTTTGATGCTATTAACCACCGTAATCTTGCTTCTGTTGGTTATTATGTAGGTGGTATGAAACAAAGCAGTCTCCAAGAAACCGAAGAAAAACAAATAGTTTTGGCAACCTATGCAATGGCAGCGGAAGCGCTTGATATAAAAACATTGGCGACATTGGTAATGGTAACACCCAAGACTGACATTACACAATCGGTTGGGAGAATTTTACGTATAAAGCATGAAAATCCGATTATTGTTGATATTATTGATAGTCATGATATTTTTCAAAATCAATGGACACAACGTAAGCGATTTTATAAAAAATGTAATTATCGAATCCGACAAATCGAGTCACCTAAATATCTGGGTATGGATATTGATTGGGAAACTGACCAAACATGGAAACGCATATTTGAACCTAAACAATCTATTAATGCCAAAAAAGATGAAAATAGTGGTTCAGAAGATGATAATAATAATAACAAACTGATAAATGCAAAATGTTTGATTGATACCAGTATGTTTACAAATATATAAACTGAATATTTACAACAAAAACAACTTTTTTATACAATTACTTAGTATTTGATAACCTATTTCAGATAGATGTTTTTTATCTTCTAAAAGGAGTTTTTTAGAAATAAGTTGACGATTGAAATTATAAACAAAAAAATTTTGTGTTTTAACAGCATATTCTCTTAGTTTTTTATTACACCTTTGCACATTTAAAACGCCCATTATAGACGCTTAAAAATAAACAAAAGGTAATTGCGGATTTCACGCCACGACATACTTATCTTCCCATAAGGGAGTATCATAGTCGTTCATATTCTTTGGACTAAAACATTCTGGTCGTTTTTTTCCTGCTTGTTGTAATTGCAGTAAATATAGAATGTTTTTTGATGCATTAATATCTCTATCCATACAGCATAATTTACACTCGTTGAGTTTACAACGGATTACACTATTGATTTGAGATATTCTTGCTTTGGTATATGTTCCATCCCTTTTCTTTCTTATTACTTTATTTTTGTATAATTCTATTGGTTTCATACATAAATTACACGTTTTACTTGTTCCCCATTCGTCTATATCAATAACATCGCAGTATTTTCTTAATTCATGCTTAAATTTTTGAATAGGTGCTGTTGGGTGTTTCTTTACTAAACCATGTTGTTGTGAAAAATCACCGAAACCGACTAATGTTTTCTTATTTTCAACAATAGTTTTACATAGTTTATGCATAGTTGCTTTACCACGACAATATGAACGAAATGATAAACCACGAAAGTTCTTATATAGATGAAACTTGAAAATGGTATTTAGATTTGGATATACATATTCAAAATACCTACGCATCTTTTCTAAATTGGTAGTTTTGAAACTCGGTATATTTCTCCACATTTCATAATGTTCCCATCCTTTATACCACATTTCACGTTTTTTACACGCATATTTCATTTTACAATCATGTCTATATTTTGGCGTAGTTGTTTCTAAAACTCTACCAGCATCATTACACGATGTTTGCAAACTTCTTACACCAGGGTCTATGCCGACATATTGTTCATATTTAATTTTTTTGATGTCTTTTGATTTCAATACTTCTACTTTCGGTTTTCGTAATCTAATAACTGCGATTTTACCATCTGTAAAAATAGTATTCGCAAATTTCCTTTGTTTTGTTTCAAACTTTTCTATTTTGAAAAATTCATACCAGTATACTAATTTATTGTCTTTGAAATCATCAGGTAGAGGTTCTTTTGTAAAATATCCTATAATATCTTTTAGACAACTACTGCATATTTCTATTGTAGAAAGAGTAAATGAGTTTTTAGTAGGTAATAAATTAAATGTTCTAATATGTTTAGAATTAGGGTATTGTTCAAATGTTTTTAGTATTTTGTAATATATTTTTACAAAATGAGAAGAATGTGCTTTTATATTGAATTCGGTAGGTGTATATTTTAACCATTCACGCATAGATTTTATAAAATAATTATTTCCAGTGTATTCATTCGCATAAATATCCTTCAACCATTTATAAATAACTGATTTTCGTGTTTCTCCTGTTTTTATTTCTAAATACGTATGAAAACGTTTATAAAAATTCAATTTCAAATGGTTTTCAGTCATAGTGAGTTGTTGTTTGTTTAAGTTATTGATGAGATTACCCATTCTATCACGAAAAGGTAGTTCTCCTAAATGATCTTTGTAATGTGAAAAACTAATGTATAATTCATCGGTAGTATCTATTTTTTCTTTGCGTTCTTTCATAACAGAAACAACAGAACACGCTTGATAAAATAAATTCTGTGTAATTTCAGGAAGTGGTTTATTTTCTTGAATTAATCGTGTAAAATGATAGTTTAACAACTGATATGATAAAAAACATATTTTATTGATATTCAATACAATTTCTTGTATTCCTCCATTCAAATAATTATTTTCTACTAAACTATTGAAACTTGTTTTTACACACGTGAATTCTGTGTTTTTATTTGTTTCTTTTCTTTCTTGAACGTCTTTCCGTGTTGTTTTCTCTTTGATGGGTGTATCTTCCTTCTTTTTCTTTCCCATTATAATATACCTAAATATTTTAATTTTAAGTATTTTATGTTATAATTAATAAATTTT